CATTTGTAACATCTACACTATGATAAAGAATACCGTCTATATCTCCAGCTACTGTTGCATCTCCGCCCTTTGAAAGTGGAGCCGCTACTGCTTCTGCCGCTACTGCATCTTCACCAACACCAGATGCAAGTTCTGCTTTTACAAATGTGTTAGCAACAATATCGTCATTGATTGCATCAACAACCTCTTTGTATGTGGTTGTTATAGCATCTGTCTTATCTACTGCAAGAGTAACAACGAGTGCCTTTGTCTTAATATCAAAATTAACAGAAAGTGAACGCTTTGTTCCCTTTGTAAATGCTACTGTGTAAGCACTAAGGTCACCCTCATCCTTTGCTGTAACAATAACGCTAGAATTTACTGTTAATGTTGACTTTGTAACTGTTTCCTTAACTTCTACCGCTTCTTGCTGTGGATTAACCAAAAGTGAACCTTCCTTACCATAGAGATATGTTCCCTGTGGAATAATATAATGTCCATCAACAGGTGTAATATCTGCAATGGTATCTTTTGAAACTGTTACAGGACGTGCAACATACCCCTCACTAACAAGGAGTAGTTCTTTATCATCCATACCTGTAACTGGACTTTTTCCAAAATTTATTGCCATATTTACTATGTCCTCCTTAAAGTATTAAATTTAATTATATATTATCCGATTAGCCGAATGATTCAGCTAAGCTTGCTCCATCGCCATTCTCATTACCGGACTTATTGTCACCAATAATCTTTGCCATAAAATCACTAACACCAGTGTTAGCACCATTACCATTAGAACCATTAGAGCCAAATCCACTATGAACTTGCTTCTCGATAAATGCACTATTTGATTCATCATTAGCAAAGTCAGCGATATAATCAGCAATAGAAAGTTCTGCCCCATCGTCTCCTGTAATCATAACAGTCTTGCCGTCCTTGTCTACTGTTGCTCTGTTGCTAAACATATCAACAAACATGTCAGGCTTAATTACATGGTTCTTTTCAAGCTCTTTTCTGATAGCTGTCTTTTTAACTCCATCAATTCTCATGTTCTGTTCTTTTGTGAGATTTTCTGTAAGTTCAGAAATCTGCTTTGCGTCCTTTTCTGTCTGACGCTTTAGCTTTGTAAGCTCTCTATTGAGTTCCTTAATCTCATCAGGTGTAGCTCCACCACCTGCTTCTTTTAGCATTTCATCTTTCTTTTCTTGAATCATTGTATCAATATCTTCTGCTTCAAAATCAAGATTAAATGCTTTCTTTACAATATCTAGTTTTTCTAGGCTTGCCTTATTATCCTCTAGGGACTTGTTAGATGCTTCTAGGTCTTTCTTTGCCTTATTAAGCTCTCTCTGCTGTGCATTATATTCCTTCTTTAGAATACTTGCCTTGTCCTTATTCTCATCTGTATCAAGTCCTAGTGCCTTTGTAAGTTCTTCTAGTGTCATATCTTTCTTTTCCTCCATAATAAAAGTCTTTTTAATTCAATTCTTTACTATATATTATAACATATTTTTAATAATTTGTCAATACCCGTAAATAGGTATAAAAGTACATACAAAATTTCATTATTAAATGTATACAAATAATACATATTTACTACCTCTTACACCGCTGTTGGCTGAACAGTCTTTATTGTACCTGCTTCTATTCCAGTACCCTTTTCAGGATTTTTCTCTAGGTCATTTATTACTTCTGATACAACGCTATTATCAACATCTTGAAGTACACTTCTTATTACCTGCTTCTTTACTTCTATATTAAATCCTTCGCAAATATTCATCGCTAAAGAAGCGGTAGCATTTGCAAGAACACTTGAAGCATCCGTAACACTAAAGTTTTTATTATATACTACTGAAATATTATCAAGATTTTCACCAACATATAGCCCAAATATCTTTGCTATCTTTTTTTCTACTTCTTGTAGTCCATTAGCTAATTCTGTTAATGACTGATATAGCTGTTGGTTCATCATCTGCATAGCCGCACCCGAAACATTTGAAACATACTGCTGCTGTATAAACTGCATATTTGCCATTCTATAAATTTCTTTTATTAACATAGAAATTTCGTTACTTATCATGTCAGAAGCATGTGTATTAGGACAAATCCATTCTGGTTTCTGATTACCATTTCTATACAACAGCAAATCAGAAGTTCCTATGTTTAGTGAATCAACATCTTCATAATCATCATCTTCACCTACTGGATATACTAATAGATTAAATGCCTGATTACGTGTAATTTCTCTCCACTCACTGCAAGCATTAAACAAGGCTAAATTAGTTCTTGCTATTGCATACATGTCAGACTGTGGAATTAAATCATCACTATTATTTATAGTCCCATAGACAGGTATCATTGGTATAATACCAATAGTGTTATCAAACTTTTCTGTATTGCTGTCATAACTTTTAATACAAAAATCTTTTGTCAATGTCCATGTCTCGAACATTGTTTTCTTATTACCTTCACTGTCTATTGTGTCATTCTCTACACTATATTTAATATATACAAGTCTACCAAATTTATCTACAACATAATCTTCTATGTTCGCAGGGCTAACTAAATATAGATATGGGTATAGTCTATCATCAATAAATTTCTTTTTTGTTACAACAGTAGTTTCATCTATTCTTGGTGCATCTATTACAATAAATTCAACACCGTGTAACTTTGCCCTTATGGCCGCCTTTTTCATAAATCTTGTCAATGAAGTTCCGTTTCCATCAACATCTGATAAAAACAAATTATAAGTTGATGAAATGTTCTGCCTAACAGGTTCATTCTTAAAAATAAGATTTATATTTGCGTCTACTATTGGCTTTACATAATTTATGAAATATGACATGTTCTTACGTCTTGTATATTTCTCTGCTGTTTCTCTAGGATGAGGAATTAAAGCATCTCCTGTCTCAAACATGCCATTTGCCCTATAAGCATCATCAAGTAGTTTGTACTTGTTAAATGGAGCACCACTATATGAAGCCATCAACTGATTTATTGTCTCATTATATTTCCTTTCATTATATTCATGTTCACCTTTTAATGTGGAATACCTTTCACCTATTTGTGACATCTAATTATATTCACCAACTTTCAAAATCATTACAATCCTATACGGCGTGTAACATTTTCCATAGAATGTATTCTCTGTGTTTCCATTACTAAATATCTTAATGCGTCGCAAGCATGGTCATTAACCTTGCACGGACTATCTATACCTAGCTGTTGTTTTTTTGAATCCCAACTATATGTATGCAATTCTTGTATTAGATTTGTACATTCTTTACTTATATATAATTTACCTTGTGAAAACAATGTAGCTACTGTTCTTATTCCGTCTAATACATCGTTATTAGCATTTTTTGTTTTCATGTGGTATCTTCTTAACTGTAACTTAAAGCTATTTGCCGCAGGGTCTACAATTATAGGGATTTCTCTATATGTAAGCCCATCTGTTAAATATTCATTATCAGATATAAACTGTCTCATATCGTTTGTATATTCAATGTCTGTTTTTTGTGAATCATAATCACCCTGTTCTTGAGCTTCTAATCTTCCTGCAAAATAATATTCTTTGCATATATAAATATTTCCATTTATATCTTTGAAACCCAATTCAAAAACTGTTGCATTTGCTGTTCCATAGTCTACACCGATATACCATTTTTCAGCCTTATCATATGGTATATCGTCAGGGTGTTTTATGTTTACTGGAGACAACATATCATATATTAGTCCATCAGCAACACACCATTTACCATCTATAAATCTACGTTTCCAAACACCACTATATAGCTGTTTGTATCTTTCCTTTACTTCTTCCGAAAGTGAAGGGTTATCATCCATTGTGAAATGTAAATAGATTCCATTTATTTTAGGTAGCCGCTTTATTACGTCTTTATAAAACCATGACCAAGGACTGCCAGGGTTTGATGTGGTAAATATTTTTGCACCATCAACACTATGTCTTGCTACTAACTGATTATAGAATGATTCGGGCATAAGTGCAACCTCATCAATTAGTGAACAAGCAAGTGTTAATCCCTGTACCATATCTTGTGCTCTCTCATCTTTGCCACCGAAGATATATACAAGATTGCAAGTATTTCCCTGTCGTAACTCTAAAAAGTTCTCACTTCTATGGTCTATTACTTCTACACCTAATGTTAAACATATTTGCTTCAATGGGTTTACTAAGTTTCTTCTTGCTGTCATTACTGTCTTACCACTTATTGAAGCATTTTGATAGTTAAAATTTGACATTAAGAATAAAATAAAAGATGTTATAGCTATTATACTCTTTCCACAACGAACGCTACCGTCAGCTACACATATAAATTTATCTTTATATGGGCTATCTTTTGTCCACCAAGATAATAATTCAAGTTGTTTTTTGCTAAATGGCTGAAACTTAAATGCTTTAACAACAATACTCTTATTATTTGCCATTCAAATCTTTTCCCTTACTTATTAGTAATCTTTTGTAGCTTCTTTCCAATCATCATTTGAGTCATTATTTTCTTCTTTTTGATTCTCATATAACTTCTTTGTTGATTTACTTATAGCATCAATAAGGCTATTTGAATCAACTCCAGAATCTTTCTTTGTACCCCAATCAAAGTAATTCTTTAGATTTTCCCATGCTTTATATTTATTTGGAAGTGATAGTTTTATTCCGTCTCTACCTTGTGAAACTTCTGACAAAAGACTTGTATCACATTCATCACTATTCTTAAATTTAAGTCTACTTATTTTCTTAAATTTCTGATTTCCATTTTCATCTAAAACAGGACTACCATCTACGTCTGTTTCTGGTACTTCTTCTGTATAGAATGACATATAATCTCCTATGTCTGCTTTTGCTATTTTTAGATTATATTCTACATATTCTAGTGGGTCTATATCTAAAGTATATGCCATTAACTTCTTTGCTCTTTTTAGCGCTGCCTGTATTTTAGGTTTCTTTATTTCCATATTTCCTAAAACACCTGCCGTTTTCTTATTTTTTACATTAAAAGCACTAAAATAAGAGATTGTAGGATTTGAATTAGAAAGATATAGCATAACAAAATCTTTTTGTTTATCTGTTAAATCTGAATCACCAAAAATATCATCATATATTTTTTCTCTTAACTCTTTATTTTCTTCAAAAGAATTAATAACACGATGTTCTTCTTTTTTCTTTGCCATTTGAAAAGTCTCCTTTATCTAAATAGTCTGCCTACATTATATTATTATTATAACATATTTTTAATAAAAAATCAAGAAGCATATACAACAAAATAGCTACTGTGACTACCAGTAGCTATTTGCACAAGGAGACTGAAAAATGGAAACCTAATTATTAGCAATCTCTATGGTGATACCATATCGACTACATTATGGAGCGGGCAATCAGAATCGAACTGACATATTATCCTTGGAGGGGATATGTTCTACCATTGAACTATGCTCGCATTGGATGCGGAAGAAAGAGTTGCACTTTCATCTCTTGCCTATGAAACAAGTATTCTTCTGTTAAACTATTCCGCCATGGTGCTCCCCGTGGGACTTGAACCCACAACCAATCGGATATAAGCCGAGTGCTTCAACCAGTTGAGCTTCGGGAGCAATTATGGTGGGCTTACTAAGAATCGAACTTAGATTGTGGGATTAGAAGTCCCATGTATTATCCGTTATACTATAAGCCCATTATTACAAGTTTTTTCCTGTGTCCCTCCCCGAACAGGGTGGAAAACTTGAAACCACCTAACATACCCTTAATGTTAGTCCCTAAGCCGACTCACGCGAGCTATCCTAGACGCTAATAAATGTGTTATCTGCCTTTTTATCCATATATCTGTTTAGTTGCTGTATGCGTCTATGTTTCCTTTAGCTTCTATATTTATTATACCACAGGTTAAGCCCTGTGTCAATACCTTATTTTTTTATTTCCCAAACATTGAAATTCTGCTCTCCCAAACGGTATGTACTTATTCTAACACACATTAGTCACAATGTCAATACCTTACTTGAAAATTTCTTCAACAACGTCATAACGGGGCTTATTTAGCTGTTTGCAAAGGGCTTTATATGGGTCAAGGTCGCTACAACAAACCATATCTACAAGCTCTTTACTAAATCCACTCAAAAGAATTACACCATTTCTTGAACTTTGAATTGGTACTGTTCCATCATTATAACAAGAAATATTCCAAAAAATGAGTTTAGGAAGTTCATATCCACAAGCGTTGTACTTCTTCTCAATATTCTCAAATAATGTGTCATCTTCTTGTACATTTTGGTTGTATAATGGAAATCCAAATGCATCTTTATCACACATAGCAGCATTAAACTGCATATCAGAAATGATAAGAACATTCTTTGGCATATCTGCCTGTGTTGCATTGCACTTCTTTGCCGTTTTCAAGATGAGTTCAAACACAGATTCAACATTAGTTGTGCTACATTCTGTATGTTTCATTAGCTTTTCTATATTATCCCTCAATGTACTACAATTTACTGTAATCATCTTTGGGTTATTAGAAAATGTCATGATTTTATCTTTGAATACACCTGTATTATTTTTTGCACAATACAAAGCTATTGAATCCCCAATTTCCATCGCTGAAACATTTTTTGATACATATGATAACATAGAGCCACTTCCATCACGCACAACAAGTGTATCAGCAAATGTTTTTGGCTTCTTTTGAGATTCCCAAAGATTCTCTAATGTATTATCAACAGGCGGCATATTAAAATCAGCATCTTTCTCATAAGCATGAATTATATCATACAAGAACATTGAATTGGCTTTTATCTTATTTTTTCCGCGGGCTACATCAATAAGATATTCATTTCTTCTATCAAAATCATGTTTAAGAAAAGAATCCTTATACTTGATATTTGCTAAAGATGGTACATGAGAATAATCTACTTTATCCCATTTATTTGAACTTAGCTTCACCTCTAAAACATCTAGTCCTTTTCTTAGTTTAGAAAGTGTTTTTCTATACTGTGAAGGAGACATTCTAAAATATTTTCTAAGTTCATTACCAACTACTACTGTTTTCTTTGAAGATGTATTAATGCTAGGCATCCATTTTGCTAAAAGACTATATGGCTTTCCATTTGAATAATTATATAAGTCATCATCAAGCTGTCCTTGCAAAATTCCTGCAATATATATTTTTAAGCTCTCATCTTTTGTATTTGCAAAAAGAAAAATATAGTCATCCCATCTGCCAAATTTAGGCAAGTCAACCATGTAAATAAATCTATTTGAAATAGACATATCGATTTCTGTAAGATGAAGTAGCAACTTTCTAAAAGTATCTCTTTCACCCATTCCTTCTCTGACATCTCTTAAAAAGAGAAGGAATCTTAATGTCATAGCTTTATCTTGATAATATGCTTCATCAAAAAGTGAATAATCTACTGGATTTTTTCTAAATGATGAAACCTTATAGAAAAAGTCTAAAAGTTTACTGCCTGTTGTAGCGTAAGCTACTGCACTATTTTCTGTTGTTGTCTTTACATTGTTTTCAAGATTTTCAATAAAATTCATCTTTTTCATCCTTCCTAGATACAAAATAATTATCCCATATTATTATTTATTATTGATTGCTGTATGTATCTAAATAGATTAAAATTATATTATAAATACTTTAAGTTATGAATACCAAAACAAATCAATACAATTCCCGAAATTAAGATAAGAATAACTAGCATTATATATCTCCAAAACAATTTGCTTTATTATTTCTAATTGGTGCGGCATATCGGACTTGAACCGATATGGTATTTCTACCGGGAGATTTTGAGTCTCCTGTGTCTGCCAATTTCACCAATGCCGCATGATAATTGGTTTTTCGTCTTTTACTCGATAACCTAGCTTTTCAGATGTGTTTTAGTGCTGGCCAGTCACTTCAAGCATAGTCCTACCTGCATCAAGGGCTTTAGGATTCGATGTGGTGCGTATATTGCGTTCCACAAAGATTGTTTATTCCCGCTCTTCACGGTATGTTTATATTATAACACACCCTAAAACGCATGTCAACACCCTTTCTGAAAAATTTTGACAGAAATTGAAAAGTATATTTTGGCCTCGTAGAAGCCGTTCTGAGAGTATTTTTCCTCTACGGGTATAAATATACCTAAAAAGGGTTAGACACCCCTCAGTGGGCTTCCTACGGCGTGTACAGGGGTTTTATTTTTATTCCTTCATCCCCCACTTGCACAAAAATAAAAATATTACCCAAAAAATGAGTTTTATATGCTTATTTTAGGTCTAAAAAAGAGTTATTCTCAATTTTCAAAGGAATAAACCATAAGATTGGCTTTACCATAATTAGTGAACTTTTTCACAAGCTATAAGCTGTTTTTTTATGGGAGAGGAACGTCTAAAAGGTATGCCCTCCCTGAGTGTACATTTTGCCAATTTGTCCATTCCGCCTTATATTATATATTATATTATTATATACGAACGTAGTGAGTATATATAAATATAATATATAATATAATATATATAGTAATAAAATAATATATATATATATACATACATATAATATAATAATATAAATAATAATATTATATATGCTATATATATTTATATTAATATACTCACTACGTTCGTATATATAATATAAATATATATAGGGCAGAATAGACAAGTGTTTTTTTGGAGAGGACAAACCTACAAATACTGCTTTTTAGACAAAAATAGACTAAAGTTCTATTTACTATTTAGACAAAATATTTTATAATATAAGTATAAAATTAAATAGCATATAAATAATAAAAATAAATATAAAATAATAATATATTATCTAAATAGAATATATCATATTTAGATAGAATAAATACAAAATAATCATAAATAATAGATTTAATATAAATATTCTATATATTTAGATAAAATAAAATTATTAATATTTTTTTAGATTAAAAATAAATATAATAATTTAATAAAATTTTAACAAAATAAATTAAAATTTCTATTGACAACTGTATATATACATGATATAATATATACAAAGGGAAAATGATAAGGGTTTTAGATAGTTAATATAAAGAAAAGAAAGGAAAAGTAATGATTCAAAAACATGTATATATAAAAAATCTACAAGGAACTGTATCTCTAAATAAAGATGTTCTTGTAGATTTAGCAGAATTAATAAGAATTTCACCACTATCTTCTAGGCTATTATTTTTTATTATGGGATATGCAGATGATAATAATGAAATTATTACAAATATAAAAACACTAGCTAAATATTTAGGTAGAAGTAAAGAACAAATAGAATATGCTGTTAAAAATTTAATTAAAAATGGATATATTACTATGTCTTGTGTAGATATAGATAAATCTATTGATATTATTGGTAAAGAACATGATATTGAACTATATTTAGCTTCAAATAAACGTATTTGGAAAGTTATTGGTAATAAATATATTGGAACTTTTAAGATTAAAGGAAAATATATTAAACTTAGAGTTAATAAAAATATTATTAAATGTTCAAATAATAGAACTGGAAATATTATTATCAATATAAAAGA